ACCATATTTGGAAAACGGTGTTGTTCCATTAATCGCAACCGATGAAGATTTGGAAAACATCCCGAACCCGAACGAATCTGCAAACATGATCGGTGAAATTTTGCCGAACGATTGGACACCCGATGGCGACAATTGACGAAACATTGAATGTTGCCCGATCGTTTTTAGGTGAAGGACCGAAACGATTCACCGATTGGTATCCGGCATCACAATCCACACCGTGGTGCGCCATCTTTCAATCGTATGTTTTGACCATGACCGGACAACCATTGCGTTTCGCATGGGTGTCCGGAATGTTTGACGCATACCGGCAACAAGGTCGTTGCACAACAAATGTGCGATCAGCGAAACCAGGCGATCTTGTTGCGTTCGATTATGGCGAACCGAACGGTGGTTACGACCACATCGCTATGGTCGAATCGAACACCGGCGACGGTTTGGTTTGCATTGATGGCAACTGGCAAAACCGTGTCCAACGTGTGTTTCGACGATTCGACCGGTCCGGTTACGCCGGAGGCATCGCCGAAATCGCAACCCCTTTCTACACCCAACCACTACCAACACCGACACCCGATGAGGACGACGACATGAAATCCGTTCTGCTTTTAGATCGCACAATCAACCCTGGCCGTGTCTATCACGCCTGCGGCAACACGAAAGTTGCGTTGACCGATTGGAAACAAGTTCAAACCCTGCAATTTTTGGGTGTTCAATTGATCGATCCGGCACCGGTTGATTGGTTGCAAGCATTAGCGACATTGCCACGCAATGAGAACGTGATCTGATGAGCCATGTTTGCACAAACAATCGCAGACTCCCCTGGTTTCGGCGCTGCTGAGGTTGTTGCAATCTTGACCGCAGTTGCTGTCGTTGTCGGTGCAGTCACAACCCTGATCGTTCAAGTGTTGAAACTTCGACGCGAGAACACTGATCAGCATGCAGAGTCACGTCAGATCGTTACCGACGTGCGCGACAGACTTCTCGACCTTCACACGTCTGTGAACAGAGTCGATTCGAAAGTTGAAGACGTGGCGGATCGGTTGGATCGTCACGAACAATTGCATCATCGGTCAAAACGCCGTTGGTGATTTAGGCGGGAAAAATGAATGACAGTTGTGAACGACGCGGTGAATCGCGCACTCATTTGGTGATCCCTGACACGCAGGCGAAACCTGATGTGCCGACAGTCCATTTGGAGTGGATCGGTGCGTACATTGTCGAACGCAAACCGTCAGTCATTGTTCATTTGGGCGACCATGCTGACATGCCGTCGTTGTCATCGTATGACGTCGGGAAGAAAGTTTTCGAGGGTCGCCGGTACAAAGCAGACATTGAAGCGGCGAATGAAGCGTTCGACATTTTGTGTCGTCCGTTACATGAGCACAATGAGAAACAACGCGAAAACAAACATGCGCTTTACCGTCCCGAACTTCACTTTTTGATCGGTAACCATGAGGAACGCATCTGTCGTGCTGTTAATGACGACGCGAAACTTGACGGCACGATCGGTCTTGACGATTTGAATTATGCGTCGCACGGTTGGACAGTGCATCCGTTTTTGGAACCTGTCGAAATTGATGGTGTTTGGTATGCGCATTATTGGGCGAATCCGATGTCCGGTCGTCCGTTCGGTGGCGGTGCTGCTGCACGTTTGAAAACGATTGGTCATTCGTTCACGATGGGTCACCAACAAACGTTGGATTATGCGTTGCGTTTCGTTGCCGGAAAATCTCAACACGGTTTAGTTGCTGGTGCGTGCTATTTGCACGACGAGGATTACAAAGGTCCGCAAGGCAACGCGCATTGGCGCGGCATCATCGTCAAACATCAAGTTGAAAACGGTTCTTACGATCCGATGTTTGTGTCGTTGGAATATCTGTGCCGCCGCTATGAGGGTGTCACGCTTCAAAAATTTACTCAAAAACTCTTTTAAGCAGGGAGACTGACAATGGGATCACGGGACAACAACCCTGACCAAATCGACGACGGAGTTCCGAACATTCTTCTCGACGCGTTCGCGTTGACGCAGGGTGATCGAAACTCTGCTTACGGACCTTTCCATGAGGATTATGCGCGGGTCGCTCGGACGTTTCGTGCGTTAACTGAAAGCGACGGTGAGCCGATGCTGATGGATTCGGCGGCTGGCTGTTTGTGGATGGTGCTCGTCAAACTTGGTCGCACTGTTTACAAAATGCAGACCGGTATCGCATATGAGGATCCGTCAACTGTCCAGGACGATCTGACTGACGCTGCTGGCTATTTGCGAGGCATGTTCGAATGTTTCCATCAGCCTGAGGATTTTTACGCTCTCGACGAGTACGACGACGAAGACGAAGAAGAAGACGAGGTTGACGAAGAGGACGACGATGAGTGAACAAACCTGGTCGTTTGTCATCCTTGCCGCTGAGATCGTCGGTCTCGCTGCGATGCGTTTTTTGATTGGTCAGCGTCGACTGTGGTGGGGATGGTTGGTTGTTGTGGCGTGTGTTTCGCTGCCGTGGCTTGCCTATTCGATCTCCACTTGGAAAGTCGGATTTGTTGTTTTGTCGTTGTTGTGGCTGTGTGTGCATTTGTCGAATGCGTTCACATGGAAAAAAGGTTGTGATGTCGCATGACGATTGTCATTGAACCCGACGTGATCGAATTGCCGGACGAAATCGAAGACGAAATTGATCCGGACGATTTGGAATATGAAGACCCTCCGGCGTTGCCGGACAAACCGAATTGGGATGTGTGATGTTTTTGATACCGACAGATCTGTCGTTTTGGAAGGCTGCGTTAGAGCGTGCGGTGAAGACTGCTGTGCAAGCAGTGGTGTTGGCTATTGGTGCGGCGCAAGGTGCTGCACTGTTCGCGCTTGATTGGAAGAATGTTGTTGGCGCGGCGGTTGGTGGTGCGGCGGTGTCGTTGTTGACGTCGCTCATTTCGTTGCCGATTGGTCCTGCCGATTCGCCTTCTGTGATCTCCGAACCTGCAACAGCGACGTCCCCTGCTGCGTCGTCGATTGGCAAAACCGTCAACTGAAGTTGACTGTGTAGTAATTAGGCCAGGTTCGGCTGCTAAGTCCCCCACCTGCTCGCGTTGATTCGTCGAGTCGAGGTGGGGGACTTTTCGCGTTTGGGGGGTTGGTGCGACTGTTGTCTCGGCGAGGTTTGTACTGTCGTTGTTGGTTCGGCGACTGCTGCCGCTGGTGTTTCCCTTCACTACGCCGAACTTTGTCCCTCCACCGATTCCCTGTTTGGGCGAATTGCGGGTCGAGTCGGTGGAGGGACGTTTCAAAGTTTGGGAGGTTGGCGATGGCGAAGAGTAGGTGTGCCGATTGGGGTCATGTTGACCAGGGCGCTTCGGTTCGTGTGGCTGGTTTGCGAGGTCAGTTTGTGTTCCGGAAGGTGGATCGAAACGGTGACATTGAGGTGTTTGGTGGGGCGTCTGGACGGGCGATGTTTCGGACGTTTTCTGCGTCTCGCGTGACTGTCAAACTTTTTGGAATGTGCACAAAATGTGCACAAGACGCCTCGCTGTAACGCTCTGACCTGGACTTTTGACGGTATCTTACTAGAGCCTGCAAAGCCTTGTACAGCGGTTCGATTCCGCTCGCCGCCTCGATAAGAAAACCCCGCAAAAATGCGGGGTTTTCTTGGTTTTTTGGACGTTTCGCGTGAATGTCGTTTTACCGTTTTCGACCCCGATTTGCCGCGTTTTGCCGTTACGATGTGCACAAAATGTGCACAAAATTTCGATGACGGCAGGAAGGGCAAGGTCGACAGTGAGCATCAAGAAACTCGACGACGGCAAATGGCAGGTTCGGTGGAGAGAAAGTGACGGAAGTCAACGGGCCCGCCGGTTCCGCACCAAAGCCGAAGCGACCGCTTTCGAAGCCAGCACTTTGGCCGAAATCGCGTCCGGAAAATATGTGGCCACAGCGTCACAAACCGGCACTACCGTCGCTGAACTGGCCGACCTGTGGCTGGCCGCCTCCCTGCATCTCGCACCAGGCACCCTCCACACCTACCGACGCGATTTGAACCGGTACATCCTGCCGAGTTTCGGTATGCGGCGATTACGCGACGTTAACTCCGCAGCGATCCAACAGTTCCTGGGCGATGAGGTGAAAACGCTCGCACCGTCAAGTGTGCATCGTCACTATCGCACGATGAGAACAATGTTCGAATGGGCGAAAACAGCGAAGATACTTTCGACGAATCCGTGCGATTCGGTCCGGCCACCAAAGTTGACGAAAGACGAACCGAACTTTCTCACGATTGAACAAATCGACGCGCTCGCAGATGCAATGCCGGAAAGGTATCGGGCGTTTGTGCTTGTCGGTGCTTATGGTGGTTTCCGTTTCGGTGAGTTGTGTGGTTTGCGACGCGGAAATGTTGACGGCAACAAAGTGAAAATTGTTGAGCAGTTGTCGTGGCGTGATGGTCGTGCGTTGCGTGAACCTCCGAAAACGTTGTCGTCGCGTCGCACTGTTCCGCTGCCGTCATCTGTCGCTGACATTCTTGACAGTCATCTCCGACAGTTCTCGCAGCCTGGTGCAGATGGGTTGGTGTTTCCTAACAAGGCTGACAATCCGATCGCTCCGAGTTTCCGCACGAATGTGTGGAGACCTGCGTGTTATCGCGCTGGGCTTGCTTCTCGTGTTCGTTCGGGTTCGTCGTGGAAGTACGAAAACGCCCCAAAAATTCATGATTTGCGGCATACGGCTGTGGCGTTGGCGATCGCTGCTGGTGCGCATCCGAAGCAGATTCAGGCGCGTCTTGGTCATGCGTCGATTACGACAACGCTGAACACTTATGGGCATTTGTTCGCAACTCTTGACGATGATTTGACGGACCGGCTGGATCGTTTGCGAGAAATTTAACTTACAAAAAAAAGTTTGACGTCAGTCCGACGATTGTCATATCGGTTTACTAGCGTGCCGCCATGCCAACTCCACATCACGCAATTGACATGGTGCGAGCGCTTGGCGCATTGGCCGACCTCGCTGGAACTAACGAAACTCGACTTCTACTGCTTGCGGTTACCGCGCGGTCGTTTCGAGATTCCCTTGTCACGTTTGAACGTGCGGAAGACATTCAACAAGGCGTGTCGCTGTTCGACAGTGAGATCGGGATCGGTCGTGATCGCCAACTCGATGCCTGCTGATGTCGATGCGCCTGTTGGCACATACCCTAAATATGCCGACAGTGCGCCTGGTGCTACACCGAGACGCTTTTCAATGTCTCGCACCTGTGGTCGGGACGGTTCGCGCACACCATTAATCCAACGGTTCACTGTGCGGCGAGCCGAGTCCGGCTTGTCCGCACCTGTTAGTGGAAATAACACATCTATTTCGACCTGCGCGTCAGCGATGGCGACGGCGAGGGCACTGCCGAACGCTTTTCGCTGCTGCGCTGACGAATTTCGTTCACTCATTGGAAGGCCCAGTCTAGGCCGGTTCAGACCACTTTAGTCATTTTGGACCAAAAAGGGTTGACTTGGACCAAAACGGTCCACTAGTTTTGCTGACATGCAGCAAAACACATGCAGTCAACGCCTACTCACAGTCGAAGGATTGTCTAACTACCTCGGCCTGTCAGAGCGATACATCCGACGCCTCGTCGCAGAGGATCGAATTCCCGTGACTCGCATAGGTCGCGGGAAATTGTTTTTTGACGTCGAAGCAATCGACCGATGGGTAAGTCGTTCAACAACACAACCCATGAAAGGCAGCATGAAATGAATTTGAAATGCGTGCTTTGTCGCGCCAACTTTTCCGGCTCACCAGAAGAACAAGTCGCTCTTTACAATGCGCACCCCTGCAACAAAGTTGAACAATTACGACGCGAACAAATAGGCGCAGCGCAACGACGACACCCATCAGCACGACAACACACCAACAACTTTCATTCGTCAACAGTCACAAAAACAATCAACATCATTTTCGCGATCACACTGCTTTTCGCAATCAATTGGATTCTTGACACCGGCGCAACACACCTGGCAGTCATCATCGCAATTTGTTTTTCAATCATCGCAGCGTTCACTTTCCTCGCAAAAGAAATGCTTGCCGAGTGATGAGCCAATACGACAACGACCTTCCCGACTGGCTCATTTACGTGTTCGTCGCTTTCGTCGTCGGAACATTTGCCGCCTGGGTGTTTTTCGTGAACGGACAACTGTGATGGCAAATCCGCAAAAACGAAAAGGTTCACTTGCTGAACGGCAAGTCGCCGACTATCTGCTCAGTCTCGGCATCCCATGCGAACGCATCCCCGCCGGAGCGTCCGCAGATCGCGGTGACCTTTGGGTGCCAGTCATCGAATTTCCAACAATCGACGTGAAAAACCATGCGACTCTCGCACTTGCCGAATGGGTTGATCGTGCAAACGAACAAGCACACAACGCAGGTCGAGTCGCCGGAGTCGTATGGCACAAACGTCGCGGCAAAACATCCCCCGCTGATTGGTATGTGACCACAAGCGGTCACAACTTCCTCAAACTTTTAGGAGTTAGGTGATGAACGAACCACGCATCGAAACACTCGTCGACAAGTTGACCGCAGCAGCAGCGGAACTCGCTCACGAAGACGCAACTGTCGAACCCGAGTTGCTTCTCGACGCTGTCGAACTTGTCAACGGTTTAAAAATGGAGATCGTCAACTTGGAAGCAATTTGTTCCAATCAGCGTGCCGAACTGCAACGCCTACGCAGTTACGAGGGCGTCTACTGATGGAACCTGATTTGTATCGCCCAGTCGGCGACTGGGCTGAACGTGCCGCGTGCAAAGGAATGACAGACGTTTTCTTTCCCGCCAGGAAAGACCAGCACAAAGTTCGCATCGCTCAAAAAGTGTGCGCAATGTGCGAAGTGCACAGCGAATGTTTCGATCATGCGTTGCACAACTGGGAACGGTACGGAATCCGTGCCGGTCTCGGACCGAAAAAGTTGTCGAAAGAACGCATCAAACGTGGCATTGATGTTCGTCAAACAGGCGAACTGGCGCACGGCACACGATCGAAATATGTGCGCGGTTGCCGCTGCGAACCTTGCCGCGAAGCGCAAAAGACCTATCAAAAAAAGTGGAGGGAAACACGATGAACACAATCACAAACGACCTGCTTGTCGACCGTGTGCGACGCGACCGATGGGGACGATATCTGGTCGTCCCACCAAACGGCACCAAACCAGTCGGTTACACACGCGCCACAACAGTCGCGAAAGCGCTCGACGATCAGGGCGGACTGATGAACTGGCGCAGCCGAATGGTGTTACTTGGAGTGACACAACGTGCCGATTTGCTTGCGCTCGCCGCGACCGCAGACCCGACAGATAAACGAACACTTGATGACATTTGTGAACGTGCAGCCGAAGCGGGAGGTGCGACAGTGCGACGCGACCTCGGCACTGCGCTGCACTCAATGCTGGAACGACGTTGGACCGATCCGAACTTTGTCGCACCGGCACCATACGACGCAGACGTCGACGCAGTTATCAGCGCACTCAACGACGCGAAACTTACCGTCGCCGAAGGGTTACATGAACGCATCGTTGTCAACGACCGCTACCAGATAGCAGGCACGTTCGACCTGATCGTCGAAGATCACGTTGGCGGCAGATACATCGCCGACATCAAAACCGGTTCGTCAATAGAACTCGGATCGCTCGCCTTCGCCATTCAACTATCGATCTATGCGAACGCAGACGCACTGTACACACAAGGCATTGCGAAAGATGGAAGCGACGATGTTCGCGAACCGATGCCGGAACTTTCGACCGACACTGGCATCATCATTCATGTCGAGCCAGGGTCAGCGACATGCAACATTCACACACTTGATTTGACCGTCGGAGCGAACGCACTCGATTTGGCTGTGCAAGTGCGCGAAATGAGAAAAACGAAACCGGTGACGAAATGGGTGCCGCCGCTCACCCCTGTCTCCACCGAAGTCGCTGTCGAAATGGTGAAACAGCATTTTCCTGGAGCGGAACTTGTCGACGAAACAACCGAAACTGTTGACGACGACTGGCGCGACTGGGCGCGTGTTTGCATCAAACAAATCATTGACGCAGGACACAAAACGCAAATGCGTCAAATGTGGCCTGACAATGTGCCAACGCTCGCATCTGGTGAACCGATCACGATCGAGCAAGGCGAACGGCTCGCTGAAGCAATCCAGGAACTTGGACAAACATTCCAACTCGAATTTTTTCCACCGCAACCAGGTGCGAAAACGTTCAACGACGAACCGAAACAACGCGGCACCGTCAAATCAAAATTCGACGACGACGAAACCGTCACAGGTAACGACCTGAACAATCTCGCGAAACAAGTCGCTCAACTTGACGTGCAAGAGAAACGGTTCCTTGACCGATGGTCGTCGCAATGTTCACAACGAGGCGTTTCGATCGCCATCAACGGACTGAAGGGCATCCCTTCAGTGCGTCGAGTCACAATTTGTCGAACGCTCACAGCGCTCGCACCCCACCGAGACGACAGTGTCCTGACCGCTGTCATTCACACTGTCACAGGTGACACGAAACGGTCGCTTGTCATGCAACTCGGCTCGTTAACAAAACAGCAAGCCGAACATGCGCTCAAAATCGCCAACGGGATCAACAACGGCAGCGTCGTCCTCACATGGGACGAAAACGACACGTGTGTTCTCACCGGTGAAATCCCCGCCGCACCAGCGGCATAACCAAACAGAAAGAGAGAAACTCACATGAGTATCGACATCACAAACGAACTGCTCGCCTCCGGCTCACCGGCAGTGAAGTTCGAAAACGAAGGTGACGTGCGCAAAATCAAAATTGCGGACGTAAACAAACAACAAGAAACCGACTTTGACAGCGGCGAACCTGTCACATGGCCGAACGGACAACCAAAATATCAATTCGTCATCACAGGAACCGTCGACGGTGAAGAATCGCGACTGTTCGTGAAGGGATACATGGTTGACGCGTTACGCGACGCGTTACGCAAGGCGAACGTGAAACCAGGCGACTCGCTCGCAGGTGGAACGCTTACCGTCAAATGGGACTCGACAGACGAACCTCGCCGCAAAGGCATGAACGGTGCGCGACGTTACGTCGCCAAATATGAACCTGCACCGGCAGGTCTTGTCGACGACGACCTCATCTAACCACGCCCACACTTGGACCGGATCAGTCTGCACCCGACTGATCCGGTCCACCAACAACAGAAAATTGAAATGGAAACACGCATCTACATCACGCAACGTCCACGCGAACACGGCTACTTCGTCGAACTCACGAAGGGTGCAGACCGGATGGACATTGTCGCAACCGACACGCACTACGACGCACTGATGGCAGCAAACGGCATCGCCGCATGGTCAGGGCTTCGAGTGTTCGACATCACAAACAACTGAAAGAGATCACAACAATGAAACGAAAACATGCAGTTGCGGTCGCCGCAATCACACTCGGAACAATCACCACATCTGTCACCTACGGCGTCGCACAAAAAACAAACACAACAACAGCGGCGACAGCGACGTCGACAACAACAACTTTCGACATCACCCCACAACAAGCACAACAACAACTCGACAATTTCCTCACCAACCTCGCCACAACAACAACGACAACGATTGTGCGACCGGCCACAAACAAACCGGTCGTCACAGCAACCGGTGACGTTTGGGACCAACTCGCAGCATGCGAATGCGGCGGCAATTGGGGATGCAACACCGGAAACGGCTACTACGGCGGACTGCAATTCGCAGCAACATCCTGGACCGGATTCGGTGGAACCGAATTTGCATCAATGGCACATTTGGCGACCCGCGAACAACAAATTGTTGTTGGCGAACGCATATTGGATCGGATGGGTTGGCGTGCATGGCCAGGTTGCGCCCGAAAATTTGGATGGTTATGACTTGAACGAAATTCCACGACCACACGTTCCGTTGGAACGAATTGTTCGCGCATCACGCCAACCGATCGTTGACGGAATGTGGTTGGTTATCGCCACCACATACATTTTGGATTTGTTGGATTACATCGACACATTGGAAATGGAAAACGAAAACGAAAACGATGTTGATCGGTAGTTTGTTTTCCGGCGGTGGCGGCGGCGATCTTGGTTTTCATCGTGCCGGTCATCAAATGGCGTTCGGATGTGAAATCGATCCGAAAGCGCGTGCTGTTTTACGCAAACACAATCCGAATGTTCCCATTTACCATGACGTAAAGGAAATCAATTATGAACGACTCAAATCAGATGGTATTGCCATTCCACAATTCATTTTCGGCGGATCACCATGCCAAGACCTTTCCATTGCTGGAAATCGTGCAGGATTGGACGGAACACGCAGTTCGTTATTCTACGAACAAATCCGAATTGCTGACGAACTCAATTCCGAAATCTTTGGTTGGGAAAATGTCGTTGGCAGTTTGTCATCAAACAACGGAAACGATTTCGCAACAATTTTGGGAGCCATCACCGGACATCAACCAACACCACCAAAAAAAGGATGGCGACGCGCCGGAGTTTGTGTCGGACCAAAACGGGTTGCCGTTTGGCGCGTGCTTAACGCTCAACATTTCGGAGTCCCCCAACGACGCCGACGAGTGTTTGTTATCGCAGGTGTTGGAACCGTGGCGCGACGAATTGTCGAAACATTGTTTGAGTCCGAAAGCAGCGTCGGGGATTTTACGCCGAGCGGAAAATCGTGGGAAAAAATTGCCGCCGATATTGACGGCCGCGTTGCAACGAGCAGCACAGGAAAATTGACTGATGTTGTTCAATGTTTGACGAGCAAATATCGCAACGATTTAACTAGCGAGTCGTTTGTAGTTCATTTTGCTGTCGGCACCGACGATTTGATTGTTCGCAAATTGACACCGATTGAATGCGAACGATTGATGGGATGGCCGGACAATTACACACAACACGGCATCGACGACGATGGCAACGAAATTGAAATCGCACCGTCGCATCGTTATCGAATTTGTGGCAATGGCATTGTCGCAAACGTCACCGAATGGATCGGGCGACGATTACCAACAACGGAGAACAACAATGAACGATGAAATTTCAATGAACGAATTTCACAAAATGATCAACGAATTGGCGGACCACGCAACCGGACACATTGATTGCATCAAACCGGAAACATCATTGGCCGCATTCGTTCACATCCAATCATTGTATGAAGAACTCAAAATTCATAAACAATTGATTGAACAATTGACCGACGAAACCGAAATTGATGTGATGATCAATTTGATTCACGACGCCGAACGTTGGCGTGACGCAATGGGAAAAGTTTTGATGATGTTGGAAAAACAACCAACATTGGCACGAAACGCAATCAACGAAACTGTCCACGTTGACAAATATTGAAACCACAACAACGGGAAAACATTATGAACGAAACACTCAACCATGCGCTCACCTACGCCGAACGGGGATGGCGAGTCATACCAATCAAACCAGGAGAAAAACGGCCACCCATCGCCGCCTGGCAAACCGCAGCAACCACCAACCCCGACA